ATCATGCTCATCATACGAATACCGTACAACAGGCGGTATTCCTAGAGCTCAGCACCCAGGACTCAAGAAACTTCTGGCTCAAATCAATGATACAGAAAAGAATGAGACAGCAGGTACACACATTCACGTATACGCTAAAGACCTAGAAGCAGTACAGATTGGTGTAGTTCTAGGTGCATACGCTCTAACACAGCGTGTATGGGATGTAATCTCAGGTCGCGATGTAGAGAATGACAACCGATGCAAGCAGTATGCAGACCTTGTGCCAGGAGTAGCAGTATCACACACTCTACGTCACAAAACACTTTACAGCGTTGGTAAGTTCAACGCAGTAAACACGCTACACGTTACATCAGACCGCGGAACACTAGAGTTCCGTCAAATGAACTGTAACTTCGACTACGACAGAATCACATTCTTCGCATGGATGGTTCGTGGCCTAGTAGAAGTTGCAAAACGTGGAGCAGTAATCACAGAATTCTTCAACATCATAGATGTAGAAGGATTCATCAAACTATACGCAAAGTATGGTTTTACAACATTCAAAGAGACAGAAGTAGTAGATGACCCAATGGGTTCACGTTACAACCAGTCTCGGAACAGGATATCAGTAGCATGAAGCTAGAAATAGAATGGGTTCCAGATGAAGAAGTAGGGTCAAGACGCTTAGGACGCAAACCTAAGCATGACGTTACAGCATTCATTGAAGAGCTCTACGCAAACCCAATGAAATGGGCTAAATTCCCAATCGCAGTTACACAGCACACATGGGGTTATCGTCTAATGGACAGCTTCAAAAACATTGAAGTCATCCAGTCAGGCGGCAACAACTTGGCAAACAGTCATCCTGACAAAAAAGCTTGGACCGTATATGTGCGGTTCAACCCTGAGTTCGAAAGAACACCAGGGAATAAAAGGAAGAAGGTAAGTCAGCTGAGAAAAACAAACAAATAGAAGACGCTATAGCATCCGCTATAGCAGTCACAGTATTCCTGTTTATCGTATTTGCAGGAATGCTAGCATAACCTGAATCCAATCGGGGGAGTCAGAAAAAAACTGGCTCCCCCACAACCTAAAGAAGGAAAAAAACATATGTGCGGAATTGGCGGATTTAGCCTCGCATCAAACAGCAAAGTAAACGCCCGCAAACTAGCTCACGCAATGCTTGCAGAACTAGAAACGCGTGGCAACCAAGCATCAGGCTTTGCTTGGTCAAGAGGAAGAGAATCAGGCATCTTCAAAAAAGATGTTCCAGGTTCAAAACTCAAAACATTCGGAATGCCTAAACGTGCACAAAACGTTATATTACATACCAGAATGGCAACACACGGCACAATCAAAGACATGCGCAACAACCATCCAGTAATGTCACCAGACCTCAACATTGCACTAGTGCATAACGGAGTTATCTGGAACCACAACACGGTGCGCAAGCACGTAACAGGATGGCTGCCAGAAGTCGACACATCAGTAATCCCGGCCACACTGGAACAAAACGGCCTACAAGGATTAGAGATGATTGAAGGCGACGCAGCAATCGCATGGCTAGACGAAAGAGCTACAAGCAAGTTACATGTAGCAAGAATCGAGCACTCACCATTAGTTATAGCAAACCTAATGGACGGTTCATTCGTATTCGCATCAACAGAACTAATTCTAGACAAAGCGCTAAAGCGCATGAAACTAGAATACGAATGGGTTATGGACCTAAAAGAACACACAGCAATCACCGTAGTAAACGGCATCATCACAGATTGGGATACAGTACCAGAAACCAATCCAATCTACGAAGAGCCAGTCTACAAAAAGTCATACTTCGATTACCGTTCAGTAACAAACGGTAGTAGAGCACTATCAAAGTGGGATGGCTACGGAGACGGAATCGACATCTGTAGCCCAGTCGACTATGACAAGTGGGAACAAGAAGAAATAGATGACTGGAACTACAAAAACCTAAAAGTAGGTTGGAACCTAGTAAACAAAACATGGTACTACTACGACGGTTACGAAATCACAATGCAAGAAGAAGCAACACATGAAGACGACATCGACTACGATGAAGACAAAGGATTCATAAAAGGCTTCAAAGACTATCTTGCAGCATTCAGGTATGACGAAGAAACCGGATTCTACCACGATTCAGAAACAGGAGCAGTAGTCGGAGACGAAGAACAACTCTACGAAGACTACGAACACTGGCGTTACGAAGCGCACTGGTCAAGTAAAGCACGTCACACAAGCCTCTTTGAGGATTGGGACTAAAGTTTCCTTTGGTCGGGAAAAGTACCTGAGTATGTACTAAAAGTGCTCAAAACACCCTTCGCATACGCATCCGTGTGTGTGAAATCCAAAAAACATGGCCTAGCCATAGAAATCCAACAAGGAGATATAACCAAATTATGGGTAAAGACAAAGCAGCAATGCAGAAAGCATTTATCGCAAACACTAAAAAGCTAATAACGGCTTACACACTTGTGCACAGCGATTTAGAGCAGGACATCGGCTACACACGTAAAGGTGACAAAAACCGCAAGAAGGCTATGGAGTTCCTGCGTAGCCGTATGTGGGAGTTGGAGAACGTGTGGATTGACATGGAAGACAAGTTGGATGATTAGTCCACAGGCATTAGAAGAGTTGCATGTCATTGTAAACAAAATGGAATCTTATCGTCATCATTTGTTGAATGATGTTGAAGAGATTGGCATATACGGTGTCGCGTTTAATGTAAGTAATTACATTATCGCAATCGAAGCACTAATTGCACGCGAGAAATGGGAAATGGACCGAGTGCAAGGTTAGTGTAGTAAAAGAATGGGAGTTGCGCATATAGTGGCGTAACTCCCGTTTTTTTATGTTCATCAAAGTTGAATATAAGCCGCCCATATTTTTAAAAAGTTCCGAGTGTATATAGAGTGAGAACAATAGTCTTAACTGCGTTGCTCCATGGCTCCGCCATGGCACGACTCGCTTTGCTCGTCGTAGCAAGGGGGTGCCCCTACCCTCCCTTCGGTCGGGCCGCCCACCCCCCTGCACCCCCCCTCCTCCCCTACCCGATTGCCACATTCCAACAGACACAGGTTAGCCCACCAGTCAAGGGTCGCGCCCCCCGCAGGCGAGGGGGCAGCTCCCCTCAGGATAGATAATCTTCTATCCTACACGCAACACCTAGGACTAAAGGAGTCCACCATGGCAAATAAGCCAAAAGCACTACCATTCAACTTCGGTTCAACAACCGAAGCCGAAGCAACACTCATCCCAGTAGGCAACTACTCGGGAACCATCGAACAGAGCAAGTTCGTGGACATGCCAGACGGAACATCACGCCTATGGATTGGTATCAGAATCCTTGGACCAAAGCAAGCGGGACGTTTCATCACCACCCTATGCCCTACCTCAGACGCTGCCAAGTCAGCGTACAAGACCAAGGCACTCATCACCGCAGTAGCAAGCCACATCGGTGGCATGTACCTGCCAGCAGACCCTGAGGTACTAAACGGGGCAACGCTAAGCATTGACGTAATCCAGTGGACTCCAAAGAACACCGGTGAAGCAGTCAACGACATCCGCACATTCAAGGCTCACAAGGTAAACCTTGTGAAGCCAGAAGCAGTGGAGACACTCATCGCAGAACTAGCAGAAGACATCGCTCAGTTCTAATCCAAACAGGGCTGCCCCCCCTAGCATACGCAGGGGGGGACACGCCCCACCAAACTTACTAGAAAGGTAAGACAATGAACGGAATCGAAAGAGGAACACGCTTCGCACTATCAGCCGTACTCGGCATGGCAGCAATGCTAACCAACGAAATCGCAAACAACATTTGGTTCGACGTCAAAGTCTACGACAGAATAGACAGAGTTCAGAACTATGGCGAATTCATCGCACTAACTTGGCTATTCGTTGCGCTAGCAGTAGCAGTCTTCGTTTGGTCATTCGAAGGAATCCTAGAACGCTTCGCCAAAAAAGAAGAAGAGTTCGACGCAACAAACTTCACAAGCCAGTTCGACGACACTTGGTAAAAAACAAAAGCCTGCCCTCGACACTTCGGTGTCGGGGGTGGGTATTTTTTTTAGTCCAGGTAGGCCGCGTCTGTTCAGGCGGGCAAAACCCGCCCACCTTCCAGCCACGGATTTTCCACACACCAAATCCTTCACTTTATGCCGCTAACTAGGACACGGGGTAGGGTTCTCCCCCCATACTCGTATCGTAAGCATTTTTCTAGCTTTTGTGTGGTAGTATGTCTTTATGGATATTATTGTTTCTAATTTTGGTAAGGGTTCTTTGAACATGCAAATTTCTTTGTATGATTCAGATGAGTCGTCGTCTGTTTTTCGCGCTGTTTGTGGTTCTGATGCTGAGGTCTTTTTTGAGCTTCACGGGGACTTTGAGGTGTGGGATATTATTTCTGCGGCTGCTGATTCTTTCAGGGTGGAATTTGATTTGTTGAATGAGTCTTTGTAAAAAAATTTTTCGTATAGTTTTTGGAGGTTTTTATGTCACGTGGTATTGCTGATGAGGCTGAGGATGATGAAGTCCAGGAGTCTGAGGAGATTTCTAATCAGGATTTGTCTGAGATGATTTTTATTGTGTTTAATGAGGTTAAGGCTTTGCAGCTTAAGTTGGATGAGGTTTTGAATGGCAAGGGGTGAGGTTTCTCTTCTTGATGATACTTTGTTGAGGGCTGCGGCTTCTGGTAAGTCTGGTGATGAGATTGAACGTATTACTGGCATTCCTGCTGCTCAGGCTCTTGTGCATGTTAAGAACCTTCTATCTCGCCGTGATGTGTGGACTGAGGTCGAGCAGCGTCAGTTGCTTGTGCATGAGTTGAATGGTTTGAAGGATTCTTTGTTGCAGAATGCTGTTGAGTTTAAAGACCCGACTTCAGCTCGTTTGCTTTTGCAGACCTTGCAGGAGTTGGGCCGTAGGTTGGATTCTCAGAAATCTAGTTTGGATGCTGATGTTTTGCGTTTGTCTTCTTATCAGCAGACTGTTATGTTGCGGGCTATGGATGCTGCATTAAATTTTGCTAAGAAGGAGTTGCGTGAACGTTTTCCAGATGTTGCTGTTGATGACCTTGATGCTTTGGTGGGTGAGGGGCTTTTGATGGCTAAGGCTGAGTTGTTGGCGGAGTCTGATTCTGATGAGTTTATCTGAGTCTTGTAGTTGTGGTGCAGGTTTTTCTGCGGATAGGGAAGATGAGCTAAATCTTTTAAATCAGTGGCGTGCTAGGCATAAGTGTCCTAAGCCTGTTCGTGGTGATTTGGGTTTGACTTCAGTGTCGGAGCTTGCTCCTGATTATCATATTCCTGAGATGCATATTGGTTTTAGAGGTGATGATGATGATTGATGGCGTGATTGATGGTGTGATTCAGGATTTGCGTAATCGTTCTAAGAACTCAGTTTATTTGACTGACCCTGCAGCTTGGGCTTCTGATGTATTGGGTAAGACGATGTGGTCTAAGCAGGCTGAGATTGGTCGAAGTCTTGTAGAAAATACTCATACAGCTGTTGTAAGTTGTAATGGAGCGGGTAAGTCTGCTGTGGCTGGTATTTTGGGTGCTTGGTGGATTGCTGTTCATGACCCGTATGAGGTTGCTTTGATTTGTTCTGCGCCTACTTATCCTCAGATTGCGCGTGTGTTGTTTCGTGAGTTGAAAGATAATCATAAGCTGGCGGCTATTAATGGCTTTAGCCTTCCGGGTCACATTAATCAGTCTGAAGAGTGGAAGCTTGATGATGAGTATGGCACGCTGATTGGGTTTGGCCGTCGTCCTGCTGATACTGATATTGTTTCTGCTTTCCAAGGTATTCACAGAAGGTATGTGTTTGTGGTTTTGGATGAGGCTGGTGGTATTCCTGCTGACTTGTATACTGCTGCTGAAGCTGTTACTACTACTGCCGACTCTAGAGTTTTGGCTATTGGTAACCCAGACCGTAGGGGTACTGAATTTCATAGAATTATGCGTGAGGATGAGACTTGGAATAAAATAAAAATTTCTGCTTTTGATACACCAAATTTTACTGGTGAAAAAGTTCCAGATGATTTGAAGCCTTTGTTGATTCAACCCGCTTGGGTTGAGCGTCAGAAGGTTGCTTGGGGTATTGATTCAGCTAGATATCGTTCAAAAATTTTGGCTGAGTTCCCTGAAGAAGATGACACTACATTTTTCTCTCAGCAAGCTATTGATAAGGCTATAGATTGTGAGATTGAAGAGGACATGAATATCCCAGTAGTACTGGGTGTTGACTTGGCACGCTTTGGTGATGATGATTCTGTTGTTTACTCGAATAGAGGTGGCCGTTTACGTCACATGTCTACATGGTCTAAAGCTAATGCTGTTGAGTCTGCTAACCGTGTGCATGAGATGGCTGTTGCTTTGGGTGCGTCTGAGGTTCGCGTGGATGCTACCGGCCTTGGAGCGCCTGTTGTAGATATGTTAGCAACTATGTGTGATGGCAAGTACTTTGTTATTAGCATTATTGGTTCTGCTGCTTCTCCAGATAACATGAGATGGCTTAATGCCCGTGCTTGTGGCTATGATTCTTTGCGTGAAGGTATGATTATGGGTCGAATCGACTTAGACTTAACCGATAAAGACCTTTTAGATGAGATGATGGCAATTAAGTACAAATTTAGTGCTAAAGGTTCTATTCAGATTGAGTCTAAAGATGATATGCGTTCTAGGGGTATGAAATCTCCTGACAGATTGGATGCTGCTATGTATGCAGGGCTTGACATGTCTAAGTTGTTGAACTCTCCTTTTGGTAATTCTAAGCCTGGAGATAAGTTGTTGGTTGATGCGGATATGATGGATAATATTTATCCTTTTTACTCTGACTGGACATGGTAGAATATAACTATATTTATTTGATTTGGAGATATTTTGGACGATTTTGAAGATTTTTCTAACAATTCAGAGCGATTTTCTGAATCATATCAGCGTATGGCTGATGTTATTTTGTCTATGGATGATAAGGGTTGGGCTCCTTTTGGTGAGTATTTAAACTCTTTAGATGCTTTTAGCCTTGAATCTCTGCACACTTTGTCTACACAGTTGAGTGAGCGTGTTGACGGTAACCCCTTATTGAAACGCGGTCTAGGTCTTAGAACTAGCTATGTTTTTGGTAAGGGTGTTGAATTTGATGGCCTTTCTGCGCGTGTTCGTGAGATTGTAGAGTCTGATAATGCGCAAACAGTTTTATTCAGTTCACAGGCTATGGCCATTAATGAGCATGCACATTTTACTGCTGGACAGTTTTTTATTTTAGGCGATGTGTCTTCTAAAAAAATTCAGCGTATTCCTTTTAGTGAAATTACTGGTTGGGTTACTGACCCTGACGACAGCGAATTTGTGCGCTATTATCGTAGGTCTTGGACTCGTCACAGTCAAGAAACTGGTGGTAATCCTGTACAGGTTTCTGTTTGGTATCCTTCTGACCTTTATACCCCTGTTGGTAACTATGCTAGACGCATTCAAAATCAGCCAGTCGATTCAAGCAGGGTAATGTTTTCCTCTATGGTTAATAAGCGTACCGGAACTATATGGGGTGTACCTGATGCTTTTTCTGCTTATCCTTGGGCTCACGCATATAATGAATATCTAAAAGATGGTTCTCGCATTCTAAAATCTTTAGCTATGTTTGCTTGGCAGTTAAAATCTCGTTCTAAGAGTGGCGCAGCTACTGCTGCAGCTACAATTGCTACGCCTAATTCTGCAGGTTCTACAGCGATTCTTGGTGCTGATATGGAACTTTCTTCTTTACCCAGAGCTGGTAGTGTTGACCTAAGTAGTGGCCGTGCCTTAGCTGCTATGGTTGCTTCTGCTTTAGAAGTTTCTGTTGTTACGCTTATGTCTGACCCTGGTTCTTCTGGTGCTTATGGAACTGCACAAACTTTGGATGTTCCTACCATTAAAGCAATGCAGGCTCGTCAAAAGATTTGGGAGCAAATGTTTAAGCGTGTTCTAAAGTTTATGGGTGCGCGTAGCGTTGAGGTTAAATGGCCTAAGATGGAATCTGAAGCTACTTACCGACAGATTCAAGCTATCTCATTAGCTTATGAGGCTGGTGCTTTGTGGGAAGATGAGTATCGTGATGCTATTCTTGATGAGCTTGATGTTGTTCCTATGCACAAGGGAATTTCGCCTTTTGCTCAGGATAAAGTAAATAATATTACGGCTACAACCGCACCCGCTACCACAGCACCCGCTGCTTCTAGCGGCAGTGCTACACCATCAAAAGGTAATACAGGAACTGTAGGTCAAATGTCTAATAGTGATAATTCTTTGAGAAGTATGGATAATCAACCAACTGCATAATAGTATGGTATCATTACATATAGCGAATGTTAAATGTATGGAGATTTTATGGCAATTACTTTAAGTGAGTCACTTGGCTTTAGTGCCAGTGAAGGTAAGAATAAGTGGCGTGTAAAAATCATTCAATCTGGATGGGGTTCTTCAGGTTATTATTCTGAATCATTGCTTTCTACTTTTGGTCCTAATGTTTTTAAGGCTGGCACAAAAGTATTTATGAATCACCCAGACGTTAATTCCCGTCCTGAGCGTGATGTGCAAAAACTTGCAGGTAAATTAATTACCGATGCATCATTTTCTGAGGGCGCACTTTACGCTGATATAGAATTTTACTCTAGTTATGCTCCTATTATTAAGGAGATGGCTGGAGACATTGGTTTGTCAATCCATGCTTTTGGGGATGCCCAACTTGGTGAGGCAGAGGGTCGCGAAGGCCCAATCATCGAATCTCTTGTTGAAGACCCTTTAACTAGCGTCGATGTTGTAACAGTGGCTGGAGCGGGTGGTAAGTTTCTTAACCTCCTTGAAAGCTATTCAAGAAAATCACTAACAGAAATTAGTGAATCACTATCGGAAGGAAATGGTATGTCCATTACTAAGGAAGAATTTGATGCAGCAATTGCTGACCTCAAAAGCGCCTTCGTTGAGGCACTTTCACCAGTTGTAGAGTCAGTCTCTGTGCTGGTAGAATCCGCTAAGCCTGTTGAGGTTGAAGGGGACGAAGCCGATGTGGCTCCTGCTCTTGATGCTGTAGACATTGCGGAAAAGTTCAACGAATCAGGTCTACCTAAGATTGCTCTTCAGCGTATTGCTGAAAGCCTTAAGTCAGATAACAACGTCAAGTCTCTTGACGAGCTAATCGTAGATGAGAAGGCTTATGCTGCATCTCTTCGTGAGGCATTCGCCCCCGCATCAGAGGAAGTTGGAGTTATCCATGAATCTGTTGCTAAATCATCAAGCCTGCTAGACGAGTTTTCTGCAATTGCAGCTCGCATTAGCGGTAAGTAAGAAAGGTAAATCATGGCTAATAACGAAATTTATGCCGTAGCCGATTCCCTAGTCTTTCCTGTAGCAAGCACTGTTAAGTCAGGCGACTTGGTTCAGGTTGGTCAGGTTATTGGTGTTGCCGAGCGCGACGCAAAAGTTGGAGAGAATGGTAGCTACTACACTACTCTTAAACGTTCAGGCGTGTTCGAGCTTTCAACCCTAGTTGCCGTAACTGTAGGCGCTAACATGTATGTTACATCTGCAGGTGTTGTTACTACTGTTTCAACTAGCAACAAATTCATTGGTCACGCACTAAAAGCTAAGACAACTACCGTTGCTGGTCTTGTCCCAGTTATTCTAGTGCAGTCGGCTGCGTAAGGTAAGGTAAAAAATGACTGAAAACATTACTCCACGTCAGGTCGAAGCTGCGAAGATTCTTGAAGGTGCTATCCAAGGTGACCGCACTGCCAAGCTAAAGCTTCAGGAAGGTATCGCCACAAGCGACCTACCTACACAGCTCGCTCCTGTTATTAACAAAATCATGCTCCAGAACTATGCTGCACAGCCTAAGATTTGGGACATGCTTGCACAAAGGCTTGTTGTAGACGACTTCCGTCCAGTTCAGTATATGAACATGGCTTATGAAGATGAAGGTTATGACAACGCTGGCGACACATTCCGTCCTGGTTCACTTCCAACTGTTGGCGAGTACGATGAGTACCCAACTGCTGGTTGGTTCTCTTTCAGCGAAGCTGAATTCAAGGTAAAGAAGGCCGGTTCTCGTATCCGCTTCTCATGGGAATCTATCATCAATGATGGAAACATCTCTATTCTAGAGCGTCTACCTATCGAGCTTGCTCGTAAGGCTGCCGGTAAGGAAGATGAAGAAGTTACTAAGCAGCTTGTTGCTACTGGTGGCCTAAACACCACCAACTTCAAGACAGCTAACCAGAACCTTCTAACAGCTAACTCTGCTCTTGGTACTGCTGTTAACGCACCTCTAAGCCTTGAAGCTCTTGAGGCTGCGATTACACAGGCTAACCTACAGACTTACAATGCTCGTAACGCTCAGCCTTTGAGCCGTTTCGTGCTTGTTGTAAATGCTGGTCTAGAGCTAACAGCTAAGAAGATTCTTGCTATCCAGCAGGTTCGTACAGAGACTACATCTGGTTCAGTTGTTAAGTCTACTATTACAGGTAACCCGCTTGCAGCTTCAATCGAAATTGTTGTAAACCCATGGTTGAAGAAGATTAACTCTAGCTCAGACAACTACTGGTTCCTACTTCCTGTGCCTTCTGACACACTAAACCCAGGTTTGGTTCTTGGATTCCTTCGTGGATACGAGACTCCTGAGCTTCGTGTTAAGGCTAATGGTGGTCTATACCTAGGTGGCGGTGCAGTTCCTGCTCGCGAAGGTTCATTCGATAACGATGACTTCGAGATGAGAATTCGTCACATTGCTACTGGTGGATTCTTGATTCCTACCGGAACAATTGCTTCTACTGGTGCTGGTTCATAACATTTAACCAACTAAGAAACCCCGCTCAAAAGGCGGGGTTTTTTATTGCTGATATAATTTAGTTGTCACGTTCCCTCCTTCGTGGCTGCCCCACCCTGTTGAGCCTTTGCTCCAGGGTGGGCTTTTTATAGGGTATAATGAAGGCATCATGATAATTTTTCCAAATAATAATTTACCAGACCTAGCTCAAGATTGGGCTGATACTGTTGAACGCGAAATTAAGCGTATTGATAAAAAATCTGAAAACTCTGGCATTGGCGCAGGTGGCTCAAGTGGCCCACAGGGGCCTCAAGGGCCTCAAGGAGAGCCCGGAACACCTGGAGCTACAGGTGCTACTGGTCCAGCTGGAGCAACCGGCCCCACAGGTGCTACAGGGCCTACTGGGCCTAGGGGTTTACAGGGGCTTGTTGGTGATGATGGCCCACAAGGCCCAATGGGCTTTACTGGGCCTACTGGACCTACTGGAGCAACAGGCGCTACAGGACCGCAAGGTATACAGGGCGTAAAGGGCGACACTGGAGCTACTGGTGCTACTGGAGCTAAAGGTGATACTGGAGCTACTGGTGCCACTGGGCCGCAAGGTATTCAAGGACTAACTGGAGCTACTGGAGCTGCTGGTACTAATGGAACTAATGGGGCTGCCGGCGCAACTGGTGCTACTGGCCCACAAGGTATTCAGGGGGATACAGGTGCTACTGGTGCTACTGGAAATGGTATTAGTTCTATAGTAAGAACTTCTGGTACTGGTGCTGCTGGAACAACAGATACTTTTACTATTACTTATACAAGTGGGTCTACAACTACTTTTACTGTTTATAATGGCTCTAACGGAACTAACGGAACCAATGGAACTAATGGCACAAATGGTGCTGCTGGTCGTGGAATTACATCTATTGCTAGAACTTCTGGTACTGGGCTTGCCGGTTCTACCGATACTTATACAATAACTTACTCCGATGCTTCAACTTCCACTTTTACTGTAGTTAACGGTACTAATGGAACCAATGGAACTAATGGTCAAGGTGTTCCTGCAGCTGGAACTGCTAATCAAGTTTTAACTAAAATTAATGCTACTGACTATAATACACAATGGTCATCTGACTTAACTCTTAATAGCATCACTCTTCCAAGCCAAACAGCATCAAGGTTTTTTGCTGCACCAACCGCAGGTGGTGTTCCATCATTTAGAGCGATTTCACCATCAGATTTCATGCAGTCTACATCACCATCTTATGGCCAAGCACTAGTTTATGCACCAGTTACTGGTGGTTGGACTTGGAGTTCTTTTTTCTCAACATTTGGTGGAAGCATTACTGGAAACTTAAATCTTTCTGGAACTACTAGAGAACTTCAAATGAACGCTTTGGCTGGTACTGCTGGACAAGTGCTTACATCCTCTGGTACTGGCCTTACTCCTACTTGGGCAGATAAAGGATATACTAAAATTGCTGAATCTATATTTAGCGGAACACAGCCATCATTTTCTTCAATTCCTCAAACTTATAAAAAGCTTGTTATACAAATATCGTTTACAAATATTGGTGGTCTAGCTGGAACATTTTCTATGAGCTCAAATACTCGCTCTAATACAGCTTACACAACCTACTCAACAGGCTCTACTGCATCATCAACGGCTGGAGGTACGCCTTCTGGACTTCCATTAACAACTAACGCAACTGCACCAGCGGTTGGAAATATTTATACAGTTGAAATCCCAAACTATACGTCAGCAAACCCAACCATGTGGCTTTCTGGTGGAGTTGGTGTTACAACAAACGCCTCTAGATGGGGAGTTGGAACAGTTATATCTAATATAACTCAAATTTCTTTTGAAGCAACAACTAATACATGGACCGGGGCTACCGGAACTGCTACTATTTATGGAGTTAATTAATGAATAAAATAACTGATATAAACTGTGAAACTGGAGAAATAACTGAAAGAGATGAAACTCCAGAAGAAATGGCAGCAAGAGAAGAATCTACTAGACAAGAAACTGAAGCATTAGCTATTAAGCAATCAGCTTTAGCTAAATTAGAAAGATTAGGTTTAACTGAAGATGAGATTAATGCAATTATTAGCTAAAAAAGATAGGGTACAATAGTAACATGTCAGATATTACTCCCCCAAATTATTCAACTGCTATTGGTCAAGTTCGCCTACTTATTCCAGATACGGAACAATTAGAAAATCCTAAAGACCTTACTGCTGCTTCGTCTTATATCTTTAATGATGCTCAAATTCAAGCTTTCATCACGCTTTATAACAATAACATTAAAAGAGCTGCCGCTGCCGCAAAGCTTGCCTTAGCTACTTCTGAAGCTTTAATTAGCAAGGTTATCAAGACCTATGACTTTTCTACTGATGGAGCTAAGTTAGGTGCTGAGCTTCGTGCACAGGCTAAGCAACTTCAAGATGAAGCTCGCGAAGATGATATGTATGATTCATTTGAAACATTTATTGTTGCTAGCCCTACAGAAAAGTGGGATAACGATTGGCTTTAAATAGTCGTCCAGTTTTGGACCCACGTTGGACAACTCATCATTCTCCAGTTGAAGATGGGTTTGCTTTAGCATATATACAAATTTTTAAACCAAACAATGTTGATAAAGTTTATAATGCAACAAACAATACTTGGAGCGGTAATCCAACCATACTCTATAAAGGCTGGGCTAGAATACAGCCAAACCGACCTTTTACTGCAGCTGAAGGTAATAATGATTTTGTTCCAACATCAACTAAAGATGTTGCAATGTTTTTTAATATCATGAGAAATGACATTACGGGATTTAATCACACTATTGCAGATATTCGTCCAGGCCATGAAGTTAAAGTAACTGCTTCACCAGCTGACGCGCAAATGTTAAATTTTACGTATTCAGTTAAATCAGTAATTAACAGCTCAAACACATGGTCACGTGGTATTGTTTGTGAAGTTAATCAAGACATAAAGCCTAACTATGCCTAAGAGTTCATTTGGGCTTGAGAAAAAACTTGAGCAAGAAGTTGAGAAGATTAGACGTATCATTGGACGTGCTGCTAGAACTGGTGCTATTGAGACACGTAAATTTATTTTAGGTGGCTCACCTACAGGCACGCAATGGCATGTGCAGGTTAACCGTAAACGAGGTAATGCTTATGGTGCACGTGTGGAGACAGGCAAAATGCTTGAATCTGTTTCTTTTAGTAGACCTAAGTGGGACCCAACAACTAAAAGCTATAAAGCAAGCTTTGGTTTTCCATATGCTGAAGGAACATTTGGTAACATTAGAAATGTTCGACCTTCAAGCAAATATGCTGCTAAAATTGATATGATGAGAAGTCCTAACTTTAAGCCTTGGGCTAGCGACAAGAACTATTTTGCAATGCAGGAATATGGTTCTGAAATGCCTGGAAGTAATGTAAAACGTGGTATGCATGCAACAAGAAGGGCAATGGTTATTGTTCGGAAACAAATTGATTCAGAAATGTCTAGATTTTATAAGAAAGGTAAGAAATGAGTTTATCCCTACTTCCTACCCAAGATGCTATAACTGTGAAGCTTAAAGAGCTTCCACAAACTGTTTATGAAAATACTTTTCCAACAGATGACATACTTCAATACTCTGCTGGTCAAATGCTTCCTTTTATTGTGCCACTTTTTGGCGGATATTCTAGAGCCATGGTCGGCAGAGGAATTTTATCTGTGCGCCAAGACTTAGGTGAAAGCTTTGTTTCAGTGGCCTGCGTAGGCCCAACAGAACGTTCTGCAAGGCAGGTAGCTGACCTTGTTTTAAATAAACTTACTGGATTCAAGCCAGTAAATGCCAGTGAACTAACACCGGCTCCAAATACTGGTTCCCTAGTATTTGATAACTCCGTAAAACCAATAAAATACATATCTGAAATAACATTTATTTATTATGTTAATACAGATGTGGTATCATAGTAAAGATAGGAAAGGTCTATAATGGCAACTTATATTAATACACTTACTGGCGAAGAGGTAGAAGTACCAGAGCATTACCTAGAGCACCCAATTCTAGGTGCTTACCTTGCTCCGCTAGATTCAGATGTTGACGCTCCAGGAGCTGAAACAAAAACTAAAAAAGCCAAGGGTTTCTCCTTTGGAACATCCACCGAGAACGAGGAATAAATAATGCCTAGTAAAATGCTACGCCCAAATGTGGGCATATACGTTGCAACCTCAGATGCTTTTGCTGACTGGAAAAACCCAACTTTTGCAGAACTCACAAGCTCAACTAAGGTTTTCAACATCTCTGCTGCAGTTACAGATGACTACACTCTAAACCAAACAGATTCACAGTCAGATAACTCACTCAGCTTGGTTGACAATGCTGACGTAACAACTCCAACTTACTTTAATTACGAAGCATCTCTTGATGGCTTCCGTGACCAGAGTCTTACAGCAACTTCTGTTTACAACAAGTTTCGCGACTTGTTCAACACTGTAGATACTGAGTACTACCTAATCAAGCGCGTTGGAAAGCTTCACAGTGATACTCTTGCTGGTGGTGACCTTATTAGCATCTTTGGTGTTAAGACAGACTATCCAGTAGATATCTTTGGCGATGGCGAAATGATTCGCTTTGGTGCAAGATTCTTGACAACTGGTAAGGTTAAGCTTAACTACACTGTTCCAACTGGTACTGCAACTGCCTTTGGTACTACTGCTGCAACAACTGGAACTAAGAGTACTTCTAACGGTAAGATTAAGGTTTCTTGGACCCCTGTTGCTAACGTAACTACTGAATCAACTTTCCTAACTGGTACTGCTTTGACTATCCTTGCAGATACTACTAAGTCTTATGACCTAACCGAAGCTATTGCTTGGGATAGCTTTGAGCTTGGTAACCAGGACTCAAACAAGATTGAAGACCGTTCAATTTTGGATGAAGGACAGGTTCAGACTCGTGGTTTTGCTCAGATGTCAGGTATGCTGAACTTCTTCCGCAGCCCTAAGAGCACTACTACCGCAACTGTTGTTTCTGGCGCTGCTGCAGCAACTACCTTTGTTGTTTCTACTGACATAACTGCTAAGGTTGAAGTTGGTATGAGCGTTAAGGTTCTGTCTGCTGATGGTCTAACTACTAGATTCAAGGACCTAACTGTTACTGCTGTTAGCTACTCAAGCCCAAACACAACTGTTACTCTAAGCGGAGCAAACGCTACTCTACTTGTAGCTGGCGACATTGCAACATTCTTCAACGCACAGACTCTAGCTTGGGATACATTCTACCTTTCAACAGGTTCAACTCGCCCTACCGGCTACCTAACTGTACGTGTAAACAAGGCTGCTACAAGCGTTTATGCTGCTTCTGATGTTGTATCTATTTACAAGTTCACTGCAGATGCTGTAAAAGAAAACACCGAAGGTGAAGACAGCATTAAGTTCATGGTCAACTTTGCCCCACAGGGTAAACTTGGCAAGAACGTTGTTCTAGCTTAGTCTAATTAGACTGGTCGGGGCGGGGACTTGCGCCCATTTGCCCCGCTCCGACCTTAAACCCCCCTTAATGTGCGAACAAACTATTTTTGAAAGGCGCAATAATGAGCGAAGAAATTACTACTGCAGAAGAGACTGCAGCAACTCCCCAGCAAGATGACACTGCTGAACAGATTTTGAAGATTGTAGATACAGCACAATCTCAAGGTGTGTTTAACTTAAGTGAAGTTATTAAGGGTCGAGGATATCCAACAAAAGAAGCAACTATTTATCTTGATGCAGATACAGCATTCCAACTCGCAGAACTTAATGACTTGATGACTGAATATGTTGATGATGAAGTTCTAGCACAAAATGAAGCTAAAGCTGAAGAGCTTGCTGAAAAAATTAAAAAGTCTGCTGTAACATTTGTTATGCGTGGAGTTAGTCAAAAAATTGTTGAAGACGTTGTTAAGAAGACTAATGAAAAGTATCCACCGCAAGCCGGTCGCCGTGAAGCAACTGATGACCCTGATTGGGTAAAATACTATATTGCCGCTTTAGTCGCACATAATATTGTTAGAGCTATTGATGCTGATGGCAATATTGATGAACGAATTTTTACTGCTGAAGAAATGCTTGAGATGCGTGAACTCTTAACTGCAGATTCTTGGAATGTGCTTGTAGAGAATATGCAAAAACTAACTCTTGCTAGTGGCTATTTTGAGCAGTTGACTGACGCAGGTTTTTTACCGAGGTCTTAACATGGCCGGGCAATCGCCCCTACCTTGTTAAGATTAAAACTGCTATAGCAAATGGGATTCGCCCATCTGCAATGCTATTTCATGAGCAACCTAGCGACCCTTGGGTTCCATTTGATTTTCTGCTTCTTGAAGGATATCAAATGCTTGAAGATGAGACTTGTAATGAGTGTGGCAATCCTATCTGGGTGTGCAGAAATGAAGAAGCAGATAATGTTGGCTTTAAAGTTAAAGTTGGCAAATGCTTTGCTAAAGCTGAGCTTGATAAGTGGAGTGAAAAAGAAAGTAAAAAGACTCGTAAGTCATATGGTGAATCTCCATATGTCGTTGCATATACCTATGATGATGGTCCTATGCCTACTCGTAGGTCATATTTGCAATCTTTAATGGAAAGAGATAGTGTATAATATGTGTATACATATTGAATCCATTTAGGAGAAGCGTGGCTGAAGACTTTAATATATCCCTTGGGTTAGATACAAGTAGTGCCGACAAAGAGCTTTCAGCCTTTGTTGCAAAAGCTCGCAAACAGGCTAGAGAGCTACGCAAAGAACTTAGTTCAATCAAATCACCAAAATTTACAATTGATGCTGACGTATCTTCTACTCTAAAGCAAGTAGATGTATTAACTAAAAAGATTGAACGCCTAAAGAAGTCTGTTGGTGCTAGCACTAAAGACCCTATGGCTGCCGTTAAGCCAGCTGATATGACTAAAGCTCAAGAGTCGATGAGGCGTGTTGAGTCTAGAATGGCAACTCTTAAGATTAGCCTTCAACAGCTTAATAAAGTAGGTAGTAAAAGTCCTGCAGCTACTGCATCTTTAGTTGATGTAAAGTCTGAATTAAAAAAACTTGAAGCTCAGAAAAAAGAAATTAGAGATAATGCTATAAAGCAGGCTGCTGAAATTAGAAAAGCACAGCAGGAGTTAGCTAAAGAATATTCTGACCCAAAGGTTATTGCAGCGGCAAATTCTTATAGAGAATCTCTTAAGTCAAATAAGGAAGCTCAGCTTAAGGCTGATTCAGAACGCTCTAGAATAATGAAAGAGATTGAAAGACTTGAGCGTAGTCCTGAGGTAATAGCTGCGATGAAGGGGCAAGTAGCTGGGCTTAAAGAAATGCGAGCAAGAGCTAGTAAAATGAATGATGAGGCTCGTAAAGAGCTTTCTGCTATTAAGGCAGATTTTGCTGCGGGTAAAACAGACCGCTCTAAGGTTGATGCAGCTGCTAAAAAAGTTAAAACTCTTCATGAATATATTTTGTGGGCTAGTGCTGAAATTGAAACTCTTTCTGATGCTGGACCTAGAACTAAGGGTCTTAAGAGTATTACAAAGAAAATGGGTGTCAAGGCCGCTTATGGTGGTGACTCTGGTGTGCGTGGTGAAACGCCTGTCATTAGGTCAACTTCAATACCAAATAGCAGAGACTATCAAAAAATTATTATTGAAGCACAAAAGCTTGCAAAGCAATCAATTGAAATTGGTTTAGCTCGCGGTTCTAAAACAATTGCTGAAACAAGACCAAATAAGCAAACAACTGGTGGAGTTGTTCCAAATCTTTTAATTGCCGCACTGCATCAACTATTTCCAAATAAGGTTAGTGCAGAGCAAGCTGGTGCAGCATCTAGGGGTGAAGGTGGAATTGGCGTAGTTCTGCGTGATACTAAAACAGATATAGCTACAATGCTTGAAAACTTAGCTCAAGCAGAAAGAGAAATTTCTGGTTCTGATAGTGAGCTTGCTCAAACTATGAGTGAACTTTCTAGCTCAATGGTTGACCTTGGAGACCAAATGGGTGATGGTAAAACTTCTCAGAGCCGTAGCGGAAAGAGATTATCTGCTGCAGATGAGGCTGCTCAAAGAGAAATTGTTATGGGTGGTGGAACTAGCGCAATTGGAAGCATTACTACTGCTAGTGAAGATACTTCTAGAAATCTTAGAGATGCAAATGATTTTACTAAGAGATTACTTGAAGCACTTTCAGCTGGCGATGACCAGCGTAAGAAGGGCGGAGTTAGTGATAGGCGTGGTGGGGTTTTTGCTATTGAAACTGAAAATGCTATTGGCCTAGCTGATGATGCTGTGCTTAAGTTTGCTACAGTTACTGCAGATGAATTTGAAATGGCTGTTGAGCTTGCTACTAAAGCTGGTCAATTTATGCAGGCTGCTACCGGTACTGGTGGAAGTATTAAAGGAAGAATTGCTGGAGCACAGTTACTTTCTAATAGGACTAATCAGGGAAAGTATAGAAGCCCTTTTGGTAGTGCTGCTACTTCAGAAGATGGCCGTGATAGCGAATTAGAAGCTACAAAGCAACGGGATAAAAAAAGCGGAGAATCTAAACTTGAGCCAATTGGTTATGGGGCACATGATAAGCTGTTAGCGGATGCTATTGACCGTGGATTCCAAGCATTTTTACAAGGATATTTAAAGTTAGAAGAAAAGCCTAAAGTTGGCGTTAAAGATATTGTTGGGCCTCTAGGAACTTTTGCTAGTGCAAAGCCTGGTTCTGAAGCGGAAAAAATTATTAAAGCAATTCAGGCTGCTTCACAGCAAAGCTCAACAGATAAAAACATGTCGGCAATTGATGCTACGCTTGGTGCATCAAGTCCATTTGCAATCTTAATTAAAAGCTTAATTGCAAAGGTTACGGCTGGGGTTAATAATCCAGTTCTTGAATCAACTGGAATGTCTGGAGATATGGCAACATTCCAATATCAGGCATTAGGAAATAATGATACTGCTGGAGCAATGTCTGAAATTGGTTCTATTCAAGATGACTTTATTAGCATGGTTCATTATCTTGCTATTCTTTATGATAAAGCTGGGCTAAAGGTCAAATCTGGAATTACTAGAGGAGACTATCAGAATGTTCCCGGTTTATCAACTGCTGGCACTCAAGCTGACCCGCATATGGATTCATTCCTTAGGCTATTTAATGCTACTCGCGCTCCTGGAAAATTAACAATACCAGCACTTGATAGTAGTGGTCAAAGACTTAGAGATGAATCTGGTGCCCCATTAGCTGGAGAGATTGAAAATGTTTTCCAAAACTTTGGTGAGCAACTAACTCCATTTACACAGGTCCTTCAAGACCTTGCTGTAGTATTTGCTGATATTTACAAGATGCCTATGGCTGGAAACCTTGGTAAGATAGGTAAATTTAATAATCTAGGATTGCCAGACCCTGCAGGCACGGAGATGACTCACGGCCAAGCATTTACGCAAAATCGTCAAGGCTTTATTGCTGATATGCTTCGCGCGTCTGTTGAAAACGTTCAAAAACCAGATGAAAAGAAAGATGCTACAGATAAAGCTGGTGGAGCACTAGTTCCAATTGATGCTATGAATGGTATTCTTGAAAAACTTTCTGTAATAACTGAAGCTTTTTATGGTGGCCCGGCTCAAATGTCTGGCACTATGGAGAATGGTGAAGTTGTAGATATCAGTAACCAATTACTAGATGCGATGGTTCAGGCATTTAGTCGCTCTAGACAGGGGCAAGATAACCGTACTATTGGTATGGGAATTCAAAGTCAGGGAACGCTACCTGCTGCTCAAAGTGCTATTCGTGCTAAATATGGCGAGACTGTAAATGGTCTTACTGCGGGCCTAGCACCTGGAGTCGCTAGAGCTGAGCAAGCTGGTGCTGATACTGCTATAGCTTTCATTGACGGCTATGAAACTAAAATGGAGATTCAGTCACCATCTAAGCGTATGCGTAAATCTGGTGAAGATACTATTGATGGTCTTCGAGTTGGATTGTTTGGTGGTATTGAAGAGCTTGATAAGGCTGGTAGGGCGCTTGCTGAATCATTTGATAAAGGATATACAGAACAAGCTAAAGTTGATGCTGTTAAACGTATTCAGGCTATGCAAAAAGCTGGAGATATTAAAGGTGCAGAACTTGCTACTGCAAGCATGCGTAAAGCTCCGGTTGCCGATGTAAAGCCAGCCACTTCATCTGCTTTACTTTCAAGTCAAGAAGAAATTCAACGCAGAAATGCTGCAAACCTTGCACAGCTTGATAGATTAAGAGCTCAGGGTGAAGACCTTCTAGTTGCTCTAGATATTGAGTCTACGGGTGGACGTAATGCTGACCATCCACGTGGTGGACTGCGTAACCGTGTATTTGGATACTCTGCGGTTGCTGGTGCTGGTGAGTTTTCACGTGAGCAAGGTGTGCTTCCTGGAGCCCCTGTTGTAACTCCTAAGATGACCGGCATTTCCCATGGAATGCTTGTGCCACCAAAAGACCAAGGACAGTTATTTACTGGTCACGTTGCTGGGGTACTTGGACTACAGGGTGCTGATGGAACGAACCTTGAAGTGCTACCTAACCTTATTAAACGTATTGCAAGTCTTGGATATGGTAAACAGAATACTACTGGTAGCGAAAAAGAGTATGTTAAGCAACTTGAAGATATTGCTGCACTTTTAACAAAACTTTATGAAGATAAGATTCCTCTTGCAATTCATAATGCTGGAGTTAGCGACCTAAGTGCTCTTGGTAAAGAGTTTGCACATTATGGAATCACGGCACCCACTGCTGGACAATTTAAGGACGCTAATCTTCTTGTAGAGACACAGAGCATGGGCAAGATGCTTGGTGGATACATGAAGGATTTGGGCGGTAAGGTAAGCCTTAGCGTTGGAAAAATCTATGAGCTATTTACCGGTAAGGCTATGGGAACAGAGCTTATTCCGCCTGTTGGCAATGTGCCTAAACTTGCCGATAGCTCCGCAGTAGCGCATGACCCTACAATCGACACTGCAGCCACACTTGTAAATGCTGCGACTATGCGTGCCGCTGCTGGAAATGCTGGCATAGTACAGACTGGTTTACTTGGTAAGAAAATTGCACTTCTTGATGCTACTTGGCAAAAAGTTTCTGATGCTATTTGGGGTTCACGTAAGTTTGGTTCTCCTGGTCAGGCTGGCAATGTTGGTGGAATGACTACTGGCGACCCTAAAGAGCTCGCTAGCTTTAAGCGTCAGGCCGCTACTCATGGTGGTCAGTTACAGCCCGTATATGGCCCACAGCAGGCTCCAGCACCAACTCCCGTAGTAGTTCCAGTTACTCCAGCTCAAGACCCTCAGGCGGCCGCACAAGAGGCAGGTGATGCTGCTGCGAGACAGGCTAGAGCTATAGATGCTCTTGAAAAAGAAAAGGCTCGTATCCGTAAGGAAAAGGCTCGCATTGAATTCCAGTATCAAGTTGACCTTGTTGAACAGGACATGTCTGTTCTTAAAAATCTTCAAGCAGAACTTAATAAGCCACACAATCAAGGTGAGGTTCAAAAAAAGCAGCTTGTTGCAGATATGGCTAAGCTTCAGGCTACTATTGATAAGAAACTTAAAGAAAGCTCTGAGCTTGCTGATGGCGTTCGTAGACAACTTGATGCTAATGGTGGAGTTAGAACTTTATTCCGCGCCAAGAAGGGCACTATTGGTAAGAGCGATAAGCAAAAAGAACTTGAAAAACAAATTAAAGATGCGCAAAAAGAAATTGATGCTCAGCTAGGTACACAACCACAAGCTAAGCCTAAGTCTACTCGTTCACCTGGCAGTGTTATTGCTGCACCACTAGCAGAGTTGCAGGCAGCTGAACAGCGTATTCAAACTTCATTAACCAATGCTGTATCTAATAGCCTTGGTCCTGCACTTGTAAGCCGTCTAGAGCAAGAACTAGCATATGTGCAGAAGAGCATTAAGTCTGGCCCTGTAGGTAAGCGACGCATGCGCGATGCTCAAGGAAACCTGACATCTGCAGAAGTTGATGTTTTTAAAGCCGAGGGTGTGCGTGGAGCTAAAGACCGCGTTGCAGGTAAAACACAAATTTCAAATATTAGAAAAGGCTTACTAGCTGAGCTAAAGACTGCAGAAGAAAAAGGCCGTACCGAAACTGTAGCTGAACTAACCAAGCTTATAGATGAACTTGATAAGTCTCTCGCCTCCGGCCCTGTAGGTAAATACAAGAATGGCCGTGATGCTTTTGAGCTTCCTGATGGCTATCGCCAAAAAGCTAAAAAAGAAAAAGTAGTAATCTCTAATGTTGGAGATGCTAAGACTCCGGGCGCTTATGATAATATAACACATAAAAACTGGATTGACCAAGGCTTAGAAGCTGAGGCTCAAAAGAGAAAAGCTGCATCTGAGGCGATTAAGGGTCAGATGAAGGGCGAGATGACCACCATGGCGCAGGTGGAAAAATACAACCGCAAGATGATGGACTCTTGGATTAGCGGACGCTATGCTTTGTATGATGTTGCAAATACTTATCAACAGTTCCAACGTGTGCTCATGCAAGTTGGAAAAAGCATGCAACAAGCAGTTGGAGTTTATGCTTCATTTGAAACATCATTCACCTCTGTTGAAAGAGCTCTACAGCCACTTCCGGATGAGTTTGCTGGTATGCGAAATGAAATTGTTAAACTTACAGCAGAACTGCCAGTAGCGTTTGATGAATTATCTAAAATTGCAACGCTTGGTGCTCAGATGGGAATTAAAGCAGATGGCATCACAAACTTTACAGAGCAAGTTACAAAGTTCTCAGCTATTACTGGCCTTGCCTCAGATACCGTTGCACAAAAGTTTGGTCGAATTGCTCAGCTAGCTAAAATTCCTTCAGAAGATTTTGATAAGCTTGGTTCTGCCGTGGCTTATGCGGGTGTTAATGCTGTTGCTACTGATGAAGAAATTCTTACCTTAACAGAAAATATTTCTGCCGCAGCAAATAATTCTGGTTTTGCTGCTGATGAAATTATTGGTTTAGCAACGGCTATGTCATCCCTTGGTATTGCACCTGAACAAGCACGTGGTGTTATTACTCGTTTGTTTGCTGATATTAATCGTGCAGTTGAGGGTGGGGGAAAGCCGCTTGATGCATATGCTAAACAACTTGGAATGAGTGCTCAAGGAGCTAAAGAACTATGGAAATCTGACCCTCAAGGATTCTTTAAAGCAATGCTTGACGGCCTTAAGGGTAGCAAGAATATGACAGGTGCTCTTGATTCTTTAAACATTAAAGAAACACGTGAAGTTACTACTTTACAAAAGCTTGCTAACAATATGGATGTCTATAATCAGGCGATGATGGATGCTCATGATTCTTATGCTAATGGTTCATTCTTATCAGATGCTTATGGTAAGACTCAAGATAATCTTGCAACAAAAATGGAACTTGTTAATAATCAAATTAAGATGTTCCAAGATGCCTTTGGCTCAGCACTTAGTGGGCCAATAGGAATTGCTGTTGATTTGTTAAATGGATTATTAAAATCACTTAATGCTATATCAAAAAATCCTATAGGTCAGTGGGCTTTGAGAATTGGAACTGCAATGATTGGCTTAGTAGCTATCATGACTACCTATAAAATGATTAGTATGAAGGCTACTGCTGCAACCTTAGCTTTTAGAACTGCTCAGGTTACTTTAAGTAAAATTTCTGGACAAGATGCTGGTATAAATGGTTTCAGAAAAATGCTTATGGGTCAAGAGCAACTTATTATTCGTTCTAATGGGCGTATTGAAGTTGCAAGTAAAAAGCGCATTAAAGAACTAGAAGCTTCTGGCCAAATTAAAAGAGCTGCACCTGGAAGTGCTGAAGATGTAGCACTTAGGTCTGGTGCTGATGCTAGAAGAGCTGGACTTGATTCAACACAGGGAATGTTAAATCAAAGAAATGGTATGGCTCAAGCAACTCTTAATAGTAACCAAGATACTATAGCAACCCTTGATAATACTAAGGCTAAGAACGAAAATACTGCAGCAAATAATGCAAATGCTGCGTCATCTGAAGCAAATGCTGCTTCATCTATGACTGAATCTGAAGCTAAAACCGCTTCGGTAATTGCTATTGAAGACGAGATTGCAGCAAATGAACAATTAATTAGTTCAAAGCAAGCAGCTCTTGTATTAATTGAAAATGATATTCTTGCTAAAGAAGCTTCAATTGCTGCGGGTGAAGGTAATGTTGCCGCCACTGAAGCTATGGTGATGGCTAATAGGCAAGAAGCTGCATCAATTAGTCAAGAAATTGCTGCTATCGAAGCTAAAAACGTTGCTCTTGCGGCATCTAATACAGCTACCGCTGAAACGGTAGTAGTGATGACCGCAGCTGAATCTATGACAAATAAACTTGGTGGAGCAATGACTAAGTTATCATTAGCTGCTGGTGTTATATCTGTTGCTCTTATGGCAGTTAGTGCTATTGCAGAATACATGGATAGCCTTAAGGTAAACCTTGAAGAGGCTGGTGGTGGTCTTGCATCATTCCGTGAAGCAATCTATAAAGATACTGCAGCATATAGAGAGGCTGAAAAAGCACAAAAAGGTAGTGGTGAAGCTATCTCAACTTATAGCAGTAAAATTACAACAGCTAAGACTGGTCTTGCTGATTGGGCTGTTGGCCTTCAAGCGGCAACTGGTTCAGAGGGTGATTTAACAGATGCTGTTAGCACAACAACTGAAGAGGTGCAAACACAAACACTTGCCCTAGGAAAAAACTCTGTTCAATGGTTGGCTAATGCTGCAATGCAGGATGATGTTATTCAAGGTATGTTTAAGTCATATTTTGAAAATGGACAAGATTTAGGTAATTTAGCCACACAGGCTGGTTCAAGTATTGGGCTGATGGTTGAGGCAGCATTAAAGCTTCCTGGAACTGGTGCAGCAGAATATCTTGATAGAACATTTAATGCAATGAATCTAGACCCATCTATATCTGGTAGGGTTTATGATGACTTGATGAAGATAGCAAAATCTCTAGATATTACAACCCTTGCCGGTGTGCAAAACTCAAAGGTAATTAAAGAACTTATGGGAAGTTTTGGTGCCAGTGATAGTCTTGATGACTTTAATACTAATCTAGATGGTGCTGCTGCCAAAGTTTATACATTAACTAATTATGTTTCTGACTTGAGCGGTTTACTTTCTAGCGCATTTACAATTAGATATGGCCTAACAGAATCTGTTGATAAGATGGCAAATGCTTGGACTGCTGTTAAAGATAGGCTAACTGAGGCCAAGAAGCAAATGCAGGCTATTAATCAAGAAATTTCTGGTATGACTGCAGATAGAAATATTCTTGAATATCAGTTGAGCATTGCGCTTAAATATGGCGATACTATTCGTGCGGATAAGATTCGTGCAGACATTGCAGCCAAAACTGGTGAAATTGCTGGAAAGCAAGATGACTATAATAAGGCTGCACAAGATGCTAGCACTAGCCTTACTGGAATGAGTCCTGGGGCAATTAACAATCGTGAGACTATGCGTAGCATGGTTCAAACCTATAATGAACGCATGGCCGCTTTTGCTAATGCTCAAAAGACTGCTACCAATAAGGCTGATAGAGCTAGAATTCAGGCTGAAGCCGATTCACTTAAAGCAGATTTTATTGCTAAAGCAAGAGCTCTTGGTTTTGCTGAAAATGAACTAGCCCCTTATGTTGCGTCCTTTGGTGACCTTAAAACTGTTGTTGCTAAGCTTCCAAACACTTTAACTATTAAAGTTAATGCTGACCCGGGTATGCGTGCTTGGCTTGAATGGTGGGCCGCTAATAAAGATGGCAATGGAAATGTTGTTGTTGTTGATAAAGACCCAGCTGCCACCCCAACCGCTCCAACCGCCCCTACTACTCCAAATGGAACACCAAATAGTCCAACATTAACAAACAATCCAAATCATGGCGTATATACACCTACCAATGAGACTTGGAAGGCAACTAAGACTGCAAAGAACCTGAATACATTGTCTAGGCCAGCTTTAAAGGCTCTTGGTGAATCTTTCCAGCCTAATTTTATGCAAGGAAAAATGGATGCAGCTAGACTAGCTAGAGATAATCAGGCTAATGCAATTCAAGCAAAATATAGTAAACAAATTAGAAGGTCCGGAAAGAGCATTGACGAATTGGGTATGGACCCATCTCTTTTGAATGCAGATAATGGATTTACTTTAGCCGATAAAACTGATTTTACGAATATGTATAAAGAATATCGAAGATTAGGTAAAACTTTATATAATTTTACAGTAGATGTTAATGGCAATCAAACCCTTGATGTAAATAAATCTGCCGCAGCACAAGATGAATTAACTAACCTAACTAAGCTTTTACCAGCTTGGGTAATTAAAGATGTTAACTGGTTAAAAAATTCAGAAAAACTTACAATACAGGCTCAGGGATTAAGAGCAACCGCACTACGTCAATATGTGTCAAAAGCTAATGAGCTTAAGGTATCTACAAGAACTGATAAATTTAATACATTAGATAGCTTTAGTCAAACAGTGCTAAGGCCTCTACTCGATAAATATAGGCAATATGTTGCAAATGATGATAACCTAAAAGCTAGCGTTGAGGGTGCAAGAGGAGAGCTTAGTAAGTTTGGCTATGATGCCAAAAAGCTATCATTCTTACTTGGTGATGCTAAATGGAAATCTGCAACTGGCTATGCACTCGGTGGTCTTATTCCAGGTGCAGCTCCATCAAACCCTAGACTTGATAACATGTTTGCATCAAGTCCTAACGGCACTATTGCTGTGCGCTCTGGTGAGTATATTCAAAGCCAGCAAGCAGTTAGATACTATGGTGTTGACTTCATGAATGCTATTAATAAGATGCAAATGCCAAGATTAATGCAGCCTACACAGTCTTCTGGCTCTTCATCTAGTGGCAATATTGTGGTAGAATTATCTTCGAATGCAGTAATGCAATTAATGGCAATGTCTAACCGCCCAATTAACTTGTACTCAGATGATAGACAAATTGCTAGTAGCGCAAATAGAGGAAACAGATTACTTGCAATGAGAGGGTCTAACTAATGGCTGTATATGATGGTAAAGTTTGGTTTGGTAACCAGCGTTATGGTACCTGGATTAAAGCTCCGCTAGCTGATATGAATGCTGGGGCTACTGGATTTAGTTCTGAACAAGTATTTAATAATGGTGGAAGCTTTGTAAAGTCTTCTTTTGGTTCAGCTAAATCATATGACCTGTCTTGGAACGGTAACTTAGATGACTTGCAAATTATTAAAAACTTTAAAGACGGTATTTATGGTGGTGGGTTGCTTTACTGGGAAGACCCATTTGCAAAAAACATTTTGCCACCGCATTGGGCTGCGCCCATGCTTACTGTGCGTGATTGGCCAAGCCTTATCTCTAGTGATAATAAACCTACTCCAGTTACTCATACCCTTACCGCAAAAAACCTTCCGTACCAGAGTGCGCTATATACAGTTACTAACACCGCAGAAACATCTAGGTCTTTAACTTTGCTAGTCCCTGAGGAACACTTTTTACAAGTTGGCTTTGTTTACAGCGCAACTGGAACTGCAAGTATTAAGGCTGTCCCTATTCTTTACGATGGCACTGAAGGCACAACGGTAACATTGACTCAAAAGGCTTATAGTGACTCAAGCTTGTATGATGGCAGTTATGGACAATTTAGCAACCTTACCGGTGCTTCACCGCGTGTAAAAGCTGTAAGAATATATATATCTAAATCAGATGCAACTCCATCTACAATAACTATTCGTGGTGGAATTGCAACATACCATGTAAGCGGAAGCGTTGCTGGGCATAATCATGATGCATATACTCAAGCATATTATTACTCAACAGTTTGGTCTGCTGGACAGGGAACAACAGGTTGCGTCATGGATGCACCAACAATTCAATACAAAAATATTGTTGGAAGTAATGAGCTCATAAACATGAGCACAAAATTAAAGGAAGTTGAAGCATGGCTATAAAACTTGTAGCCGATTCTGGTACAGCACGAATTGGTGATGTACAAACATATTCCGTAAATGTTGAAGCAATTCCAACTGATGCTACTGATAGTTCTGGTTCAACCTGGTCAATGGATATCACTGCACCGGCAGCTTTAACAAAGATTGATTTTGATGGAAATAGGGTTAACCTTTCTGGTGCTACTAGAACTTCAGCCCTACTTGGTCGTGGAGTCTCATTGATAGACTATGGTATGTTTTCTGATGAATCAAAATATGATTATCAAAAACAAAGTTATGGTCGTGGCGGATTTAAGGGTACTGTAAGTTCGCTGTCAATTAGTGATGGTGATAATATTCAATTAACCATTGATGGCATTCTTTTTAAACTTAACTGTGAAAAAACTGCTGACCCACATTTTGGAGCAACAGCAACACAAAAAACTGCTTTTATATATTATTGCAAACTTGCTAGTCTTACTGTTAATCCCGATGACGTTGATAGTGATTTTGATGTCCCAGTTGCTTATCCAGCTTGGAAAGGAAATGTTTGGGAATACATTAAAATGTTTTGTGTAGCAAATCAAGCAGATATTTTTGTTGACTCTACTGGTGCGGTTCATTTAGAAAAGATTAGAAGAAATACTATTCCTGTTGTTGAGCGTAGTGGAGCATCAACGAATGTTACTCTACTTGGAACTTCTCGCACAGTTGAGGTATACGACTATGATACTTCATGGGAAACTGATACTGTTATATATGCTGCAACATCAACACTTCAAGTTAATACGGGTGAAAAAATCACTGAAACTGTAGATGTTCAAGCATCAACTATATCCTCTAAGATTATTCAACCAGTGTGTGTTTCAGCAATTCAGCCATACCCATTTACTGGTGGAATAGGTAAGTCAGTTTATGTAGTTATAGATAATTTAAATATTCCAGTTTCTCCATCTTGGTGGAATAGCAATGGCGGTAAAGTTTCTGCAGCAGTTTCTCCAGATAATCCATTACAGCTTGATATTACAATTCAAGCGCCTAATCAACCTAACTCTGCTTATGTTGAACCATTTAGATTAGCTGAGTATGATAGTGATGCTAGACCTGCTTTATACATTTGCGGTGAAGCAGTAACTGTTAAAAAAGCTTTGCGCTCAGTTTCTACTGGTGCTGACCAGACATTTATTTCAAGAGATTCTAAAGCTACGGTGGATAATCCATTTATTCATGAAGCATCATATCATTTAGCACAGTCTGCTGCTTTTGCTACTGGCCCTACGGTAGACGTTAGTTTAACTATTGGCACATCTAAGCTTCAAGATGAAATAAATAATATTTCTGGAGCAAGATTCTTTTATAATAATGGATATTATCGCGTTGCCAGTGCAAATATTTCTGAATCTGGAATTAGCGTAACTGGTAAGGTTGATACTATTTTTAATGACCTTGTTTCAATATACTCAGTAAACTTTAATAACTATAATTCAACAACTTTATTTACTACTTTTGCAACATTTAACTCTGCAACTGGAAATGCATTATCAAATACTTTTACTGGATTTGATTCAGTTTATCCAGCTAAAACTTTTACAGAACTTGGAGCATACTATAATAGTATGACTTTTTCAGATATGGCTATAACGCCGTTAGGAGATACACTGAACCCTTATGTCAACTAAACCTGTCTCTAACGCTCCAGAATCTATGCAGAAATGGACTCGCTGGGTCGATAAACAACTTGATGAACTTGGTGATGGTGCTATACCCAAAATCATTTCTAAGCTATCTAAGATGGATTCTAATGATATTCGCTATCAACAAATAATTTCAGCACTTCAATATCAAGTTAAGTATTTAACCGATACTATTTCTACTGCAACCGATTTTGCTTCGCTGCAGGCTACACTTAAAGGTGTATCAAATATTGCTGCGGTAGTACCCCCAGTAACTACTCCAGTAACTACTGAAACAACTTTAACTTTTACTGCATCAGGTTCAGCTTCTTGGGCTGGAAGCAACCTTATTACAGGTAGCGGAACATACACTGATGCTGGAATGATGTATCAAGGCCCAGCTGCTGGAACTCAAAAAACTGCATCATTCTGGTTTTCTAGCGCAGACCTTGCTAAAGTTTCTGGTAAAACAATAAAATCAGCATATATATATGTCAAGAATAGGCATTTTTACTATAACGCTGGTGGCACAGCAGACTTTGGTACACACGCGTATCAGACAAATACTCAACCAACTACGCGTACAAACCCATTTAGCTCTACATTTAGCTATGGTGAAGGTAAATGGATATCATTAAGCTCAACAGTGTATAATGGTATATCAGGTGGAACAATTAAAGGTTTCTCCATAGGTATTGGTGCAACTGATGACCCTAATGATTACTCATACTTTGATGGCGCAACAAAACCTTATCCACCAAAACTTAAGATAACTTACTAATAGGAGAGAAAATGGCTCAAACATCTAACCTCAAACTTGTATCACCAGATGCTTCATCTGTATTAATTCCATTGCACAGCCATTTTGCTGTGCTTGCCGGTGGAGTTGACCAAGCTATTACAGACCGCTTTCAATATAAAATTCTTGCATATGAAACAGTAGCAGATAGAGATGCTGTATATACTGAATCAACTGGTTTACCAGTTGATGTAAACTCAAGCAAGCCAGCATTAGTTGATGGTGATTTATGCTATATTCGTCAAAATAAAAGATACTACATTTGGAATGTTAACTCAACTGGAACAAACTCTTGGACTCAAACGCTTAAAAGATTTTATTTTTCTAGCATAGCTAACCGTGATGCATATCTTGCTGAGGATATTATGGAAGGTGACACATGTTATGTCACAGACGTTGATATTAACTATACTTGGAATGGCTCTGTTTGGGTTTTAATGTCACAGCAAGCCACAGTGCGTAATATGGATACTGGATATACTTATCAACCACAGTTTAGCTCGGCAATTTCAACTGGAACATTTACAAATGGTTTAACTTATGCTGTACCAATTTTTATTCCACAAACACTTACTGTATCAAATATTTATTTCAACCTCGTTACAGCCTCAACCGCAACAGCATCGTTAACTTTTGCTATCTATAGCAACTCAACTAGCGGAATTGATTATCCAGCCACAAAACTTGTAACTAGTTCTGCTTTTACGGCTGGAACCGGAACTACTACTGGAGCAAAAACAATAGCAGTTACAGCAACAGTGTTGCAACCAGGAATTTACTGGCTTGCTATGGCATCAAACAACGGTGGAGGTACTGACCCAACTATTAGCAGATTCTCCCAATCACCATATTTGCCAATGTCAACTACTACATCTCTAGCTTTTCTTGGCAATGCTGCATGGTCTATGTCTGGAACTACTCCAGCTGCTACTTGGTCTACAACAAAAACATTGGCTCAATATGGGCCACTAATTACGGTAGGAGCATAATATGCCTAATACAACAACATGGACAATTACTTATCCAGATTCTACAAGTAACTTAACACCGCTTGAATCACATTTTCAAAATATTGCAACAACAACTGATACTGCCTTAACTACTTTAAAGTCAAATATTAGGGGCTCTGATAGCACCTCAACAATTGGAACACTATCAACTGCTGTTGCTGCTATTAATACTAGACTTGCATTAAACTTGCAAACATCAGGTGCCAGTCCATCTGGTGCGCCAGTAAACTCTGGAGTTGAAGGCTCAATGCATTGGGATAGCGTTGGAAATGTTTTATGGATTTATGACAATGTTGCTGGATGGCAGAAAGTTTGGAGTGATACAGGTTGGCAAAATATAACTGTAAGTGCTACTTTTGCTGCTGGTGGAGCTGTGCCACAGTATCGTATAATTGGAAATACAGTACACCTTAGAGGTTCTTTTGCTGCAACTGGAATAACTGCAGCCGGAACATCATATAACGTTGGCCAGCTACCATCAACAGCATATCCAGCAAGTGCATTATATTATGTTGGAGCTACATCATCTACTGATACAACTAAGGCTTCAAGAATATCAATTTCTGCAAGCGGCGTATTAAGCATTACTACCGGTAGCATCACTGGTGGTGTGCCAAGCTATTATATTCACTTCTCATATCCACTACTATAATAAGGAAATAAAATGACAGAAACAAAATTACACCCAATTCTTGAAAAAAGAGGAATTACTCCAGGAACTCCAGAGGCAGTGCTTAAAGTCGCTGAAGTTTTTGTGCAAATGAAATATGAAGAAGGACCAAACAAGGACAATGTTTTTGGTAAATGGTTTGGAGCTAACAACACTCATTGGTGTGCAGAGTTTGTAAGCTACTGCTTCAATAAGGCTGGCGCAGGTCACGTTGTTAATGGTCTTCAAACAAAAAATGGCTACCTATCCTGTACTGCAGGTATTGCAGCAATGAAGAAGCGTGGCATTAAGCAAGTTGAAGCTAAAGATGCTCAGCCTGGAGATATCATTTTCTTTGACTGGGAGCACGACCATGACCCAGACCACACAGGAATTGTTGTAAGCAATAACCCTAAAAAGAAGACTATTATTTGTCGTGAAGGTAATACAAGCCGTGGAGATGGTTCTCGCTCAAATGGTGGGCAAGTTGCTCAGCGCGTTCGTAACTATAGCAATGTTTTTGCTGTATTTCGCCCAGAGTGGAAGAAGACATCAGTTGATGCTACTAAAGTAATTGTTGAAAAAATAAATAAAGTAGTTGATTCAAAGCCTGTTGAAGCTGTTGCAAAGCCTGTTATTAAAATTCATGAGCCAGCAAAACCTCCAGTAGTTGAAGCAAAGGTTGTCGTTAACCCACCTAGAACTGGCGGAATGATAGCAGAATAGCTATACTGTATAATTACTAATAGGGCGAGAATGGACTAAAATGTTGGAAAGAATAAAAGAAATCGCCTCTATTGTCGGAACGCTAGCTTGGCGCGGCTTTGGTGTATTCCTATTTATATTAGGTGGTGCAGCTCGTTCTGGTTCTGTTATTACTGGAAGTGCGCTTACTGGTATTTTGATTGCTTGGGTAACTTTGATGCTAGGTATTATTGGTGCAGTTGGTTATGCAATTGCCGTAACTGGTTCAGTTAGCACAGAAGATGTTGCTAAGGCGGCTCAGGATGCAGTGCAAAAAGTAGAAAAATCTAGAGAGTAATGAAGCAGCCCTCATTTGGGCTGAAATTTTCTAGAACTTTTCTAGCAGCCTTTATTTTTATATCATCATTATTTATTGG